GGATACCGTCTCGGCGATGCCGTTCCTCTCCCAGCGCGGGCCGCAGCCGTCCTCGTGGGTGCCGATGAACCGGAGGGCGTGATGGGGATCCTGTGGCCGACCACCACCATCGCCCTGCTCGCCGCGAGCGAGGACGACGTGCCCGACTCCGACGACGACTGGGGCGGGGCGCCCGATCCGGAGACCGGCTACACCAAGGTGGCGATCGGGATCCGGGCGCACCTGTCCGCTCCGTCCGGCGCTGCGGCATTCGGCCAGGAGGGCAGCAGCGTCACCGCCCAGTACCGACTGCTCGCCGACCCCTGCCCGATCGTCGACAACATGCGGCTCCGCGACGAGGTGACCGGGCTGGAGTATCAGGTGGACTGGTGCCTGCCGCGCCCGGAGCCGATGGCGCACGTGGTGGCTGGCATCTCCCGCACGAGCGGCACCGCCTGACGTAGAGTGATCCCAGCAACACCGGCAACATCCGCAGCATCTGGAAGGCGAGGGCCAATGGGCCGCAGCGTGCTCGATCAGGCCGCGATGGCGGATCTGGTCCGCGACCCCGCTGTCGACCGGGCCGTCCACTCCCTCGCTGACGAGATCCTCGCCGAGGCTCAGGACCGATCGCCCGTCGCCACCGGCGCACTCCGAGCCTCTGGGTTCGTGGAGGGCGACGACTCCGAGTACCGGATCGGCTTCGACAGGGACTACGCCGCCGAGGTCGAGTTCGGCACCGACGACACCACTGCCCAGCCGTACCTGACACCGGCCGCCCTGAAGGACCGGGGGCCGCTGTGAGCACCGGGGAGGCCGAGGTCCGTGACTACCTCCGGGCCGACGATGCCGTGATGGCCCTCCTCAATGACGACCCCAAGCGTCTCAACATGGAGTGGTCGGGCGACATGCGCGCCACCCACGTCATCGTCTCCCGCTCCGGCGGGGGCCAGCACGACTACATGCCCTTCGACGTTCCTGCGATGACGATCCACTGCTACGGCTCGACGCGGCCCGCCGCCGCGGCCGTGGCGTCGGAGATCGCGCGGTCGCTGAAGGCCGTGGACCCCTCACACCGGCCGCTGTGCTCGGCCACCGTGGAGTCCACCCTCTATCTGCCGACCACCGAAGGCGTGGCTCGGTACATCGTGACGACAGTCGTCACGACCAAGACGGGCCTCGCGGCCTAGTAAGGAGAACGCCATGCCCGAGGCAACTGGCAACGCCGATCTCGTCCGCGTAGGCGCGGGACGGCTGTACGTGGGAGCGTTCGAGGGCGCGAGTGCCGTCGACCTCCCGGTGACCATCGCGGAGGCCGTCGCCGACGCGACGCTCACCACGACCGGCAACTGGCGTCCGCTCGGCTTCACCACCGAGGGGTCGTCCCTGACCTACAGCCAGACCGCAGACGGTGTCGAGGTCGCGGAGCGGCTGCGCCCCGTGAAGTCGATCATCACCGCGGTGGACATGAACTTCGAGTTCACCATGGCGGAGATCAGCGTGGAGAACCTCGCGCTGGCCACCAACGCCCCGGCGTCCTCGATCCAGGCCACCGTGGCCGAGACCACGTTCTCGTGGCCGAAGTCCGGCGGGTCGAACCGTACGTCCATCCTCTGGGTGGCCGACGATGACCTCGAGGCCCTGGTGCTCGTCAAGGCGTTCGCCGGCGGTGACATCTCCATCCCGCGTCGCAAGGGCGTCGAGCCTGCCGCGATCGGGCTCACGTTCACCATCGAGGAGAACGCGTCGGTCGACACCACGATCAACGCGATCACGGCCAAGCGCGACGCGTACTACATCGCCGCTGACTCGCTGGTGTCCTGATGGGAGAGGTGGCGCGACTGCAGGAGGACGAGACCCGGGTGGTCGAGGAGGCGCAGCCCATGCACGTACTGGTGCTGGGTGAGGAGGAGTTCGTGTGCGGCGACAGCCTGCCGATCACGACGCTCATCCGCTACGCCGACAACGATCTCCTCTCGCTCCACCACATCCTCGTCAAGCTGGTCGCACCCGAGGACCACGACCGGATGTGGGACACCTTCGAGGGAATGGAGGCGGACGACGTGATGCTCGCCATCGGCAAGCTCGTGGAGTCCTACTCCGAGCGCCCTACGGAGCGACCCGCGCCCTCGCGGTCTGGGTCGAAGAGCACAAGGCGACGCTAGTGCACCGGCTCGTCTGCTCCGGTCAGGTCCGTCCGGGGCAGACGGGTTGGTCCGCCATCGACGCCATGGCGCTGGACGTGGCCATCGACTTCGCCTACGCGGAACTGGTGGCCGAGTTCGGAGCCGAGAGCAAGGACGAACTGGACCACCGCCTTGACTCCCTCGACGGAATGAGCGGGGACGAGGAGAACTTGGTCCCGGTCGAAAGGCCCGACGGCACCGTCACCTACATCACCGAGGGGCGACGGGCGCAGATCCGCCGCAACCTCGGCCTGAACGACGACAACTGGAGGTGAGGGCATGAAGGTCGCTGATCTGTTCGTCGACCTCAAGTTGGACACCTCCGTCTTCGAGCGCGACCTGAAGTCCGCCCTCGGCAAGGCTGAGCGGGTCGCCACCCTCAAGGTCTCCGCGGTCGTCGACGACACCGCGCTGAAGAAGTTCCAGACCCAGGTCACCAGCCTGAAGGGCAACACCGTCAAGGTGGATGCCGACACCTCCTCGGCCGAGTCGGCAGTCAAGACGCTGGAGAAGAAGATCGGCGACGCCGGCGAGGACGCCGGGGCGTCGTTCTCGAAGGGGCTCGATGGTGCCATCGCCCCCGAGATGCCCAAGATCGGCAAGGGCATGGGCAGCGGACTGCTGGACGGGCTGTCCGACACGCTCGGCAAGACCGCCGGCAAGGCCGGGGTCGCAGGACTGGTGGTCGGCGCGGTCGGCATCGCCGGGCTCGCGGCGGGCAAGATCTTCATGACCCAGCTGGAGAAGGGCATGGCCGTCAACAGGGCCAAGTTCAACTTCGGCGCCGCAACCGGACTGGGTACCAAGCAGGTCGAGAAGTACGCGTTCGCCGCGGGCAACGCCTACGCCAACGTCTTCGGCGAGTCGGTGGCCGCCAACCTCGACACCGCCAAGGCGGCGCTGCAGGGTGGGCTGCTGAACCGGCGCTCCACCCAGCGCGATGTGCAGGCCGTCATCGAGCAGTTGACCCAGGTCTCCGAGACCCTCGGCGTCGACATCCCCGAGGCGTCCCGCGCCGCTGGGCAGATGTTGCGCACCGGGCTGGCCAAGAACGCCGAGCAGGCGTTCGACATCATCGTGAAGGGCAACCAGCTCGGCATCAACTCCGCCGACGACCTGCTCGACACCTTCAGCGAGTACGGCACCCAGTTCCGCAAGTTGGGCCTCGACGGCGAGAAGGCGCTGACCCTGATCTCCCAGTTGGTCAAGGGCGGAGCGCGCGACACCGACGTCGCCGCGGACGCCATCAAGGAGTTCTCGATCCGCACGCAGGAGGCGTTCGGGGAGATGGACGCCAAGGGCCGGTTCACCTTCAACGAACTGGGCGGCGCGATCATCGGCGCCCTCGACCTCAAGGGCACCGACGAGCAGTTGATCCTCAAGATCGAGAACGTGCAGAACGTCCTCGCTCGGGGCGGCGCTCCGGCCCAAGAGATGTTCGCCAAGATCACCAAGGGCTTCGGGGACATCAAGCAGGGCGTCGACAAGAACAAGGCGGGTGTCGCGCTGTTCGGCACCCAGTTCGAGGATCTGGGCGGGGCCATCGACAGGCTCGACCCCAGCAAGGTGCTGCGGGTGGCCGGCGCCACCGACAAGTTGGTCTCGGCTGTCGGTCAGGACCCCGCTCAGGCGATGGAGGCCGCACGACGCAGCATCGAGGTGTCCGCCGACCAGATCCGCGGCAGCCTCGCCACCGCGTTCGCCCCGCTGATCAAGGACTTCGGGACATGGGTCACCACCCACCGCGCCGACATCCTCGACTTCTTCGCCAAGATGACCGTCGGCGCGTTCGACGTGGCCATCGCCGTCTCCAAGGTCTCCGCCCCGATCCTCGACGTCACCGCCTCGGTCGTCGAACTGGGAGCCAAGGCCAACGAGACGTTCGCCGACATCGTTGATGGCGCACTCGATGCCGGGCGGGCGGTGGCCGACCTTGACCCCAGCGGCCTCGCCCGCAAGGCGTTCGACTCCCTGACGGATGGCACTCAGGACGTGGCCGACCGGATGCGGAGTCAGGCGTCCGTGCAGGAGAAGTACGCCAGCGGCCTGCGCAAGACCGCCGAGGGTGCCCGGTCGCTGGCCAACGGGCTGCAGAAGGCCAAGGAGAAGTTCGAGGAGTCCACCGAGGCTGCCAAGAAGCAGGCCCGGCTCTCCGACGCGCAGGCCGTCTACAACCAGAAGATGAGCGCCTTCGCCGACGTCGCCGAGAAGGCCGCCGGCAAGGTCGGCTCCCTGCGTGAGGCGACCCGGCTGTTCAACAACCGGACCACCGAGCAGGGTCGCGCCCTAGCCGATGTGAAGCAGAAGTTCCGCGAGCAGTTCGCTGCCGCCCAGTCGCTGGGGGCCAAGCAGGGCGAGTTGAACGTGCTGCACCGCCAGTTCCGGTCCGAACTGAGGAGCGTCTTCACCCAGATGGGGCTCACCCGGGCCGAGGCTGCCAAGCTGGTCAACAAGTACGACGAGGTGCCGGGCTCGATCAAGACGAAGGCCGAGTTCGACGACACCAAGGCCAAGAACGACACCCGCACCTACAAGGAGTACGTCAACCAGCAGTTGGCCGGGATCGAGGACGAGCCGGTCAAGATCACCCTCTCGGCCGCCGCGGCGCGCCTCTCGAGAGGGGCCAACCTCGGCGCCTCCCTCGGTGTCACCAACCGAGCCAGGGGTGGCCGGATCATCGGCCCGGGATCGGGCACCTCCGACTCCATTCCGGCGATGCTGTCCAACGGTGAGCACGTGCTGACCGCCAAGGAGGTCGCCGCCATGGGCGGCCAGCGGAACGTGGAACTGTGGCGCAAGGCCGCGTTGAAGGGTGCGCTCCCCGACCCCAGCGACCTGCCCCGGTTCGCAGGCGGCGGTGAGGTCAGGACCATCCCGAAGACCTCGGGCTCCGTCAACGTCTCCCCCATCGAGCGGCTGGTCACCGGCATCGCCGCACGGCTGTCCCGGCTGGTCTCCGCCGCGGCGGAGCGGATGATGTCCACCGGCGGTGGTCGGCCCCTCGGTCCCGGCGGTTCGCTGTCCAACGGCCAGATCATCAAGGGCCAGCAGTTCGCCCGAGCCCAGAACGGCAAGCCCTACATCTGGGGCGGCGTCGGCCCCGCTGGCTACGACTGCTCCGGCTACCAGTCGGCGATCCTCAACGCCTCGATGGGCCGCAACCCCTACAGCCGCGTCGGCACCACCGCGTCGTCCCCGTGGGCGGGGTCGCAGGGTGGCGTCGGCCGGTACACGATCGGCTACTTCAAGGGCTCGCCCGGCCACATGTCCGGCAACATCGGCGGCCTCGGCGTCGAGTCCACCGGCGACCACGTCCGGGTCGGCTCGGGCGCCCGCTCCCCGATGTCCTCGATGTTCTCGGGCCGGTTCCACTACGCGCAGGGCGGACCCGTCGACACCGTCCCCGCATGGCTGCAGCCGGGCGAGTTCGTCATCAAGCGCTCCGCCGCGCAGGCGATCGGCCGCAGCCGGCTGAGCGCCATGAACGCCGGGAAGTACGCCGCCGGCGGCGCGGTCGGCCGCCGTGGTCGGCTCGCCGCTGGGACCGAGGCCACCCTCCGCGACATCGCCAACGGCCTCGCCAGCGGGTTCGACGCCTCCGAGGTCGCCAAGGATCTGCGACAGGTGGTGCGCCGCAACCTGTCCGGGCAGGCGGAGAAGAACACCCTGAAGCGTCTCGACCGGCTGAACCGGATCAGCGACCGGATCGCCGCCGCCACCAGTCGGGTCGCCTCCGCGCGCACCGCGCTCGAGAACGCCCGTGGCGCGAAGACCACCTTCACCGAGGGAATCCGGGGCCAGCTCGGCGCCGACATCTCCGAGTTCGGCTCCACCTCCGGCGGCATCAAGGCGGGCCTGTCCGGCAAGTTGGCCGCAGTCAAGGACTTCGTCGCCAACCTGAAGCGGCTCGGCAAGAACAAGTTCGTGCCCCGTGCGCTGCTCGCCCAGATCGCCCAGCTGGGTCCGCTCGAGGGCAACGCCGCCGCCAAGCAACTGCTCGGCCTGTCGGTCGCCGACCTGCGTGCGGTCTCCGGCGACTTCACCGCCCTCAACGCCTTCGCCGCCGCCCAGTCGGACCTGCTCGGCGACACCTACTACGACGCCGGGATCAAGTCGGCCAAGGCGCACCTGAAGGAGATGCAGGCTCAGCAGGCCGCCCTGAACAAGATCTTCGAGAAGACCGCCGACGCGTTCGCCACCCGGCTGGCCCGGAACCTGCACGTCGACCTGACCCCGGGCCGTCGTGGTCGGGCCACCCACGACAACGGTGGCTGGCTGCAGACCGGCCGGACGCTGGCGGTGAACAACACCGGACGTCCCGAGGCGGTGCTGACGGCCCAGCAGTGGGGCCAGATGGAGCGGCTGATCTCGGCCGTGGAGCGGGGCGGCGGGCACGGTGCTCCGTTCATCGGCAGCGCCGTGATCCGTGAGACGGTTGACCTGGATCGGTACGAGCGCCAGCGGGCGTTCCGCGAGCGGAGGACGAGGGTCTGATGGCGAAGATCGCAACGCTGGTCGACACCTTCGCGACCAAGGACACCGCCCTGTGGTCGTGGGGCACCGAGGCGACCCAGTCCTCGGGCAAGGCGCACTTTGCGGCCGACGACTACATCAACTGCATCGTCACCTCGTGGGCGACGTACGACCTCACGTCCTCGGCGGTCGTCTTCAAGTTCGACGGGGTGCCGTCCACCGCGAACGGCAATGGCCCGTTCTTCGACATGATCCTGCACGACACCTCCACCGACCCCGACACCGGCAACCGGCTGCGCTGGCACTACGAGCCGACCGGCGCCGGCACCGGCGACCTGCAGCCGGACTACATCGCGGCCGGCGGGTCTCCGAACGTGGGGGGCACCGCGGTTGCATGGGCCGGGTCGCCGCTGTACCTGCGGATCACCGACAACGGCACCAGCATCATCTGGGCCTCCAGCACCAACGGCACGACCTTCACTGACCGCCGTACCGTCACCCGTCCGGCCGGCTTCACGCTGACGGCGATGTACGCCAGCCTGCGCGGCACCAACGACGTCGCCAACACCGGCTCCTTCGACGTCGACGCGGTCAACCCCACCGTCGGGCCGACCACGCACGCTGCTGCTGCGACGCTGGCAGTCACCGCCAACCGGGTCTCGGCCACCTCCGCCGGCCCCGGGGCGCTGGGCTCCTTCACCGACGAGTTCGACAACGCCGCGCTGCCGCAGTGGACGGTCTACGGCACCACGACGGCCAGCACCGGGTCGCTGCGCGTCCCGATCAACGGCTACGGCGCCACCCCAAACGGCGTGCAGAGCGCCGGCACCTACGACATGACCTCCTCGCAGGTGGTCTTCGACCTCGCTGGTCTGCCCACTCCGAACGCCGGCGGCGAGTCGTTCCTCGACCTGCAGGTTGCCTCCTCGGCCATCGACACCACCGAGAACCGGGTCAGCTTCCTCATCTACCAGACCACGGCCGCCGCCGACGTCATCGAGGCGCACTACCGCGTGGGCGGCGTCGACACGCTGGTCAACGGCAACGTCACCCGGCAGCGGTACCTGCGACTGCGCAACGTGGCGCCGAACATGCTCTGGGAGACCAGCCCGGACGGCACCGCGTGGACGGCGGTCGGCACGGTGCCGACCGCCAGCCTGTTCACGCTCACCGCCGTCCGCGTCGGCATCATCGCCAAGGGCTTCGGTACCGGCAACTACGTCCTGAACTCGGTCAACCCGGGCGTCGCTCCGGTCATCGTCGCGCCCTCGGAGCCGCAGACCTTCGTCGCCACCCCCGGCGACTCGCAGGTGGCGCTGACGTGGACGGCGCCCGCCAGCAACGGCGGCTCAGCGATCACCGGGTACGAGCTGACCTACACCGGGGTCACCACCCCGATCCAGATCGGTGCGGCCACCCTGTCCCGCACGGTGACGCCGCTGACCCCGAACGTCGCGGTCACCTTCAGCCTGAAGGCCAAGAACGCGCTCTACATCGGCCCCGCTGCGACGGCTACGGCGACCCCGACGGCAGCCACCCCCACCGGACCGCCCGGAGCGCCCACAGCGGTCACAGCGACTGCGGGGAACACCACTGCGCTGGTCTCGTGGACCGCTCCGACGGTCACCAACGGCACCATCACCGGCTACGACGTCCTCGACCACAACGACGTCGTCCGAGCGGCGAACATCACCAGCACCAGCACCACCGTCTCCGGGCTGACCAACGGGATGCAGTACACGTTCCGGGTCGTCGCCAAGAACGCCACCGGATCCAGCGTCGCCTCGGCGGCCAGCAACACCGTCACCCCGCTGGCCTCCGGCGTCGGCACGGCGCTCTACCTGCGCTCCACCCTCGGCGCCGCGGCCGGCTCGACCTACAGCACCCTCGAGACTTCCATCGGCCAGGCGCTGCAGCCCGTCGTGCTGTACGTGAAGGCCAGCGACACTCCGGCCTCGATCGCCTCGGCCATCACCGCCGCGAACGCGCGGAACCGTCGGGTGCTGCTGATGCTGAGCGTCGCCGGGTGGTCGGCCGACGCGCTGCGGGCCGGCGGGTACGACGCCCAGTTGAGCAGCCTCGCCACGGCGATCGCGGGGACCGGCGTCACCGTCTTCGTGGCCCCGCTCTACGAGGGCAACGACTGGCGGCTGCCGTGGAGCCCGCTGTACGGCAGTACGTCTCCGGGCTACGACTCCGCGCAGTGGTCGCAGGTCGGCTCCAGCGACGAGTACAAGCTCGCCTTCGACAGGGTGGTCCGCCAGATCCGCGCCGGCGCACCGCTGGCGCGCTTCGTCTGGGTCGCCTCGGTGGAGACCCAGCCGAGCGTGGCGGGCAACGACTGGTCGTCGTACTACCCGGGCGCCGTGGCCGACGTGATCATGCTCAAGGGCCTCAACTACGGCAACGGCCCCGCGCAGGGGGGCGGCGCCACCGTCTGGCAGACGGCCTCGGAGATCTTCGACACCGCCTACACCACGGCCGCCGCGCTGCACGCCAGCAAGCCGATCTGGCTCTACACCGCCAGCCACGAGCCGTCGGCCACCTACGCCCCCGTCGGACCGGGCTTCTCGGCCGGCGCCACCATGTCGATCGACTCCACCCACTCCAAGGCGACGTGGTTGACGGACCTGCTCTACGACACCGACTGGCCCCGGGTGACTGTGGTCGCGCTGTACGGCATCTCCGACACCCGCAACTGGAGCCTGACTTCCACGACGGGTGCGTCCTCGGCGCTCTCGGCCACCGTCGACCACTCGTGGGCGCTGACGCAGATCACGCAGGACCAGATGGGCGACTACGTCCGCGACTCCACCGCGAAGTTCGCGACGTGGCTGCGCTCGGGCTCCCAGCCGGCGACCCGCACCAACGAGTACGCCCGGCCTGACGCGGCGGTGGCCGGCGGTACTCGCGGCTCGCTGGTGTTCGGGCTGCCGTACTCCCCGGGGGATAAGACCAGCGTCAGCATCACCGTCGCCGACATGCTGAAGTGGAACACCATCCACGGCGAACTCCTGCGTCAGTGCGCCCGCAACGGGATGCAGGGCTGGGCGTTCGGCTCCGGGGTGATGGCGCCCTCCGACCCGATGACGCTGTACGGCGGCTCCAACGTCGGTGGTCGTACCGTCCTCGAGTCCGCCAACGACCCGCAGCCCGGCCCGAAGATGCAGGTCGAGGGCGGTCAGAAGGCGGCCGAGGGCGGCACCATCGTCACACCCCCGACGTCCACGCCGGCGGCCCCCAGCGGTGCGCTGGTCACCACCGCGGCACCCGGGTACGACAGCGCCCAGACCCAGTTGCAGCTGGACTGGGCGCCGCCCACGCAACTCAACGGCTCGACCCTCACCGGCTACAAGTTCTTCGCCAGCGGCCCGGGTGCGTTCACTCCCGAGTGGGTCTCCGGTGTCTACGACCCGCCCGGTGGCGCCAACCCTGCGCCCGACCCGTTCATCTTCACGAACATGGTGGCCGATACCTCCTACACCGTGGGTGTCGTCGCGACCTCCAACAACGGCGATGGCGCCCGGCGCACGGTCACCGGCAAGACCGCGGTCGCGCCCCCGCCCCCGCCTCCTTCGGCCTCGGGCCTGCCGAACCCGCTGCGCGGCGTCTACCACATGACGCACATCCAGAACGCCTACAACGACTCGGCGCTGGCCCGGTTCAACTTCTTCTTCCACTCCTTCGCCCATGGTCGGTCCTCCGACGGGTTCATCCCCAACGAGGCGCCGTCCGAGGCCAACGGCTACAAGGGGGTCGAGCACATCTACTCGGGGATGAAGGCCCACATCGACGCCCTCGACGCCGAGACCCCGTCGCGCAAGGTGGTGCTGTCGATCGGTGGTGCGGGTGACTCCACCCAGTGCACGCTCGCCACCGAACTGACGATGTTCAACAGCCTCGTCTCGATCATCGACACCCACGGCTTCAAGGGCGTCGACTTCGACCTCGAAGCGGCGGCCAACTACACCGCCGACGGGCTGCGTGCGGTGTCTGCCCGACTGAAGAAGAAGTACGGCGGGAACTTCACCATCACCTGTGCTCCGGGACCCAACAACGCGACCTACCGCGCGTTCGCCGCCACCCCGGCCGGCTGGTCCCACCCGACTGCGGGCGTCATCTACAACGGCATCCTGTGCGACGCGATCATGCCCCAGTTCTACGACTGGAGCGCCACCGACGCCTCGCGCAAGCAGTCGATGTACGACGAGGTCAACGCGATCCTCGGGCTGGGAGTCCCGGCATCCCGCATCGTCATCGGTGGTGCTCTTCCGTGGGGCTCCTACCTCGGCTACAACTGCGACTCCTGCCCCTTCAACGGCAATGGCACCGGCGGCAACGCGCCGCAGGTGTTCATCGACGCCTACAACACCCTGAAGGGCCAGAGCAAGCAGATCCGCGGCCTGTTCATCTGGGACTCTGGACACGACCAGAACCCGAGCAACTGGTCCACGGCCACCACCGCCAACAACCTCGGCTCCTCGGGGAGTTGGAAGTTCCGCGACGCCCTGTGGACCAACCTGCCCAACCCCTGATGAGGAAGGAGTGACATGCCCCAGACACTGGAGTACCCGTACAACGGCATCACCGTACTGCCGCCGCTTCCAGCGGGCGACGTCGGCACCTTCCTCGACGCCAACATCCGCGACATCCATCGCGTCCGAGTGCTGCTCGACCCGCGCGTGGTGGCCCCGTTGGGGACCTCGACCGACGCGCCGCTGACCGTCACCATCGACGGCATCCAGATGTCGGCGGAGCAGTCGGTGAACGCTCGAGCGATCATCGGGGTGGCCAACACCAAGGTGCACGCGCAGTTGACGACCACGGCCAAGCGCCGACGGGCCGCGGTGATGAGCCTCGCCTGCGCCATCGTGGAGTCCCGGCTGTGGGTCTACGCGAACTCCACGGTCCCGAACTCGACGGCGACCGGTGTCTACTACGAGCGGATCGGCTCCAACGGCTTCAGCGTCGGCCTGTTCCAGCAGCAGGTCGGCTCAGGCTTCCAGTACAGCAACAGCCTCGCCGACGTCACCTACGTGATGAACCGGGAGAACTCGGCGAGCCTGTTCCTCGACCGACTGCTGGCCGTCACCAACTGGGACACCGCCGACGCGGGTCTGGTGATTCAGGACGCACAGGACTCTGGCGCCGGGGTGGACGCGCTCTACAACGCGCAGATGGCCAAGGCCGAGGAGATCGTCACCGCTGTCGGCTTCCCTCCCCCCGGCGCCGCAGCCATCACCATCCCTACCGCGGTGCAGAGCGCATTGGTCGAGATTGCCAACGGCTGCCAGCAGGCGGCGGCAGGCTCCTTCGGCGGCACCAACGTGCAGATCGAGTGGGCGCTGAACACGGCGCTGTGGCCCACCTCGGCGACGGCCGGCCGGCGCCCTCGGGTCGCGGACCTCGTCGACTTCTGGAACGCGATGCGGTCGGTGGTGGGTGGCCACGCGGCGACGTGGGGCTTCTCCCTGCTGAACAACCCGACCTTCGCCGAGACGGCCGCGGCCAACGCCGACCCGCACGCCTCGATGACGGCGTACGCCAACACCACGTGGACCGGCGGCACCAGCCCGTCCACGACCGACCACCAGACGGCGTGCCGCTGGCTGGAGACGTTGACCTCGCAGGTGGTCTCGGCGCTGCGTGCGGCAGGCTTCGCGAAGAAGATCGCGGTGCCGACGATGTACGCCCCGGGCCACCTCAAGGACATTGCCCTCTTCCACCCCAACGGCCCGTGGATCAACGACGCCAACGTCTGGTACGAGACCTCGTTCTTCCCCGCCGCTCTCGACGAGACGCAGGTGAAGTCGTCGTACGCCACCTACAACACGTGGGCCGCCGGGCTGAGCGCCACCTACCGGGCCTCGTGGTCCGAGAGCGCCTACTTCACCCAGGCGTCCGGCTCGACCTCGGTGATCGACCCGGAGACGCTGGCCAGTCCGCCGCAGGAGGCGCTGCCGCCGGATCCCAACGCCGCGCCGGCAGTTCCGCCCACCGCCCCCGTCCTCACCGCCGTGGAGGAGGGGGACAGCGCGATCCGGGCTGTGTGGTCGGCGCCGACCAGCGGGGGCACCTCACCGATCACCGGCTACCGGCTGACGCTGACGTGGGTGGACGGCAACACCAGCGTCGAGACGTTGGACCCGCTGGCCACCTCACGCACCATCACCGGTCTCGAGAACGACGTCGACTACCTCGTCGCGGTGCAGGCGATCAGCGCCGCCGGGTCGAGCCCGCTCTCCAACACCATCACCGGCACGCCGACCGAGGGCGGCCCTCCATTGGAGGGCGAGGAGGAGCAGCCGCCCGAGGGTGAGCAGCCGCCGGTGATCATCCCGGCGCCGAACATCTTCGCGTTCTACCCGACTGGGAGCGGCACGCTCAGTGGCGTGTTCTCCCCCGACAACTGGGCGGGTCTCTGATGGCCGATGTGATGGGTGCCGTCAAGCAGATGGCGCTGGTCGAGACCTACACGGACCTCGGGACCGGGCTGCTGCGCGTCAACGACTCCTTCCCGATCACCCCCTCCTTCGGGGTGGTCTGGTACCGGAGCGTCGACTTCGGGTTCCCCGAGGTGCGGGCCTCGATGCAGGACAACCCACAGGCCGACGGCACCTACGACCAGACGAAGTTCACCGGGTCCCGCGACGTCACCATCGAGGGCGTCGTGCTGGGCAACGCCTTCGGCGAGATCCCCGCGCTCAACGGATGGCCCTCGGATGTGCAGTGGAACTCCTCGTCGTGGTTCATCAGCCTGCTCTCCGCGTGGGCGTCCCCGTCGCGGCGGTTCCGGCTGTACTTCACCGACGAGACCGGGCGGTCCCGGTTCATGGACGTGCGAGGCTCCGGCTTCAGTTCCCAGTTGGTGAAGAACTCCGATCAGGTTCGCGAGTTCCAGCTCTCGCTGACCAACGCCTCCGGCAAGGTGTACTCCTTCACGCCGGGCGACCCCTACACCGACCCCGCCACCGCCACGGTCACCCCCGACGGCCGCCACAAGCACTACATCGACCTGTTCGGCACCGGCTCCGCAGGGCGCGCCTACCCCGAGACCGCGCCGTACACCCGCGACTACCCGGACCCGGCGATCGGGTCCGAGGCCATCCACTACGCGGGCACCGTGTCCAACGGCTGCCTGATCCAGATCAACTCCGGGTCGGGCACCCTGAACGCACCCAAGGTGACGTTCATGGCCCCGGACGGGACCACCTCCTCGATCGGGCTGGCCACCATGGCAACCCCGATCGCAGCCAACACCACCCTGACCTTCGACACGGTCAACCGGACCGTGACGACGCAGCTGAACACTGCCGGAGCCTCGATCATCAACGTGGCCCAGCACCTGCGCGCCCCGCTGCAGTGGCCGCTGCTCAGGCCCGGCCTCAACTACAACACCCCCAGCGGCGCGCCGGCGGGCTGGAAGGGCTCCGGCGTGCGGGGCTACAACTTCATCTCCTTCACGGGGACGACCCATTCCACGGCTACGCTCAGCGTGGCCTACTACGACGCAGATCTGCACTAGGAGGAGACATGGCCGAGGCACTCTGGGTCCAGCAGTCGGGGGTCACCTACGGCGCCGACGAGGACCGGCGACTGGTCAGCGCCATGTCCACCGAGGGCGTGGTCAGCGGGCTCGTCATCACCGCCACCGGAGGGGCAGGGATCAGCGTGTCCGCTGGCACCGCGATCATCTCCGACGGGGCGGGTGGGGCGTACGTCGCCTACACCACCGCCGCGACGTCGCTGACGATGCCGAACGGCACCACGAACATCTACATCCAGGTGAACACCACCACCGCGCAGGTCACCGTCACCTCCGGCAGCACCCCCTCGAGCCCGTACCTGACACTGGCGGCGATCACCGCCGCCGGGGGTGTGGTGTCGACGCCGCCGAACTCGGGGATCTCGCTGTCCCGTGCGCTGCCCCCCAACGCCGCGGGGGCGTACCTGAAGTTGACCGGCGGCACCGTCACCGGGCCGACCACGTTCAGCAGCACCGTCGCCGTCACCGGGATGCTCACCGCCAACGGCGGTCTCAACGCCCCCGAGGGCGTCATTCTCGGCGGCACCTACCCGACGGCCCGGCACTACCACCACATCGGCTCGACGGTGGCCGCAGGAGCGGGCGGCACTGGCATCAACCGGTTCGCCTCCTCCTCGGACTTCACCGGTCGCGAGAGCATCTACTGGTCCTCCTCCAGCGTCGGCGTCACCGACTACGCCAACAACCCCTACAACCCGTCGGCGGAGTACAACTTCTACGCCGGCCCGACCGGCTACTACGCGCTGGCCGGGTACGTGAACACCAACGGCCCTCGCTCCGGGATCCGGCGCACCCTCGCCACCATCCTGACCGGCACCGACATCTCCTTCGAGACGTGGATCGGGTCGAACGCCAACGACGACCTGATGACCTTCTCCGGAGTCATCCCGCTCAATGCCGGGCAGTCCGTGCGGGTCCGCTGCGCCCACAACGTCGGCGAGACCATCGAGGTGCAGAACGGTCGCGTGATGTTCCGGCTGATCCAGGCGAGCTAGTGGCGACTTGGTCCCTGCTCCACATGGACTCGCCCCTGAACACCTCGGGCGGGGGCACCGGCCTGATCGGGGAACTGACGGCAGCCGGCTCGCGCAGCCTGTCCTTCTCCCTCGACGCCCATGCCGAACTGCACTTCTCCCTACCCGGTCGGCATCCACAGGCGGCCTCCATCACCCCGCTCGTCGATGACGTGCTGGTGTTCCGCGACGACACCGCGGTGCAGCGGTTCCGGGTGGTCAGCCGCTCGATCGACTGGGGCACCGAGGTGCAGGCATCGTTCTCGTGCGTCTCGTACAGGAAACTCCTCGATGCATGGATCTTCAGTGACGACACCCTCGACGTGAAGCGCTGGACGGCGGTGGAGAACGCCGAGGACGTGGCGTGGGCGATCTTCAACTACGGGCAGACCAAGACCTGGGGCAACCTCGGGGCCACCCGTGGACACGTCCCGTCCACCCCGATCACCCTGGCCGCCGGGATGCTCGACGGCACCGCGGCCAGCTACACCGCCACCGACTACTTCGCGGCCGGGTCGAAGCGCGGGGACGCCATCGACCAACTGTCGAAACTCGGCTCCGGGTTCGAGTGGGACATCCGCCCCGACCCGGCCAATCCGTACACCGGGATGAAGTTCGACGTCTGGTCCCTCGCGGAGGGTGGTCGGAACCAGTGGGGCAGCGGGGTCGCATCCCCGTTCATCCTCGACGACGGCGGCAACGTGCTGGGCGGCAGCCATGACACCGACCCCTCGGAGATCGCCAACGTCGGCCGGTTCCCGGTCGCCGATCAGGCGTACGTGTCGACGTCACCGACATGGGTGCCCACCAGCAAGAACCCCGACCCGGTGATTCCCGGCGACGATGTGTACGAGGGTCGCTGGGAGCGGAACTTCAGCGATCAGGAGTTCACCACCGCAGCAGCCGCTGCGTCGGCCGCTCCCGGCCTGCTGGCCAAGGCGCGGGCCTACCCCCCGGTGATCACCTGCGACCTTCGCAGGGGCCGTTGGGAGGGTCCCTCGCAGCTGTGGATCGGCGACTCCGCCCGGTTCGTGCTGTCCATCCCGGTCGACGGGCAGGTGGACGCCTACGCGCTCTATGTCGACGAGGTGGTGCGGGTCGTGGAGGCCGAGGTCACGGTCGACGATCTCGGTGCCGAGGATGTGAAACTGTCCCTGAACCGGCCGGCGTACTCGGCCACTCGAGACGCCGGTGCGGTCTACGACCGGCTGGCCCGGCTGGAGCGACGTTAGGCCATTGGAAGCACGGAGACATCTAGACTGCAACAGATGAGCGACGATCACGACGACCAGTGAAACGAGGTCCTGATGTGGACGTCAGGGGACAACGATGAGGTGGACGGCGCGATGGACTCGGGACCGCGCGATCTTCCTCACTGGTCTTGCCGGGGTCATCTACGAGACACTGTTCAACGAGGCCGAACGACCAGCGCTTCTCGTGCTGTTCGCCTCGATGCTGGGACTTCCCGCGTTCCTTCGTCGCGACGAGAAGGAAGAGGAGCGTGAGTCGGGTGGTGACCATCCCGATGAGCCCAGAGGCGGGTGACGACATGTCACATCTGAGGTATCGGTGGACGCTCTGCTACATCGCGTTCATCATCACCCTCGTCTTCATCCTGCAGATCATGGATGCGGCAGGGGTGATCGAGTGATGAGTGAGCCGGAGGCCCGGAAACTCAAGGAGAAGATGGACCGCCGGCTCCTGATCCTCTACGCCCTGCTCGTGGTCGTCATCGCGGTCTCGCTGACCTACATCCAGTACGACAACCACCGCTCGGAGGACCAGCGAGCCAAGTTCGAGCACGCGGTCGTGGAGAACTGCGAGATCGGCCAGAAGAACACCGAGGCGTTCAACGACCTGCTGAACCGGCTGATCGAAGCGGTCAAGCAGAACCCGAACTACACGGACGCCGAGAAGGCCAAGGCCGCGAAGTTCTACGAGTCGGGGAAGCAGACCGTCCCCGAGTGCCCACCCGTCGCAGTGGAGGAATGACAGCATGGCGTTCAAGCCCCCGTCCCCACCCGTGATCGACGGGACCCCCGCGAAGCACTCCGGCACCGGCAACAAGCCGATCAGCCGCATCGTCATCCACTCGGCGGTGATGCCCTGCGAGCCGGGCCGGGCCAAGCAACTCGGCGCCATGAACTCGCGCGGCACCGGCGGCGGCTCGTGGCACTACGCCACCGACCCCGACGCCACCTACCAGTGCTCGTGGGACAAGTACGTCTGCTGGCACGCCCCGCCGAACACGCACTCGATCGGCATCGAGATGGCCGACAACCCCAGCCGCATCCCGGGCCGCTGGCTGCGGAAGAACCAGAAGAAGATGCTGACCCGTACAGCCAACCTGACGGCCGACCTGTGCCTCGCCTACAACATCCCGATCCGCTTCCTGAGCGTGGCAGACCTGAAGGCCGGCAAGCACGGGATCACCACCCACGCGAACGTCTCCAAGGCGTTCGGTCAGTCCAGCCACTGGGACCCGGGCTCGTGGCCGCAGGCTGACTTCATGAAGCAGGTCGCGGCACGGGTCGCGGCACGACGAAAGGCAGGACGATGAAGACGTACGCCAAGGCCATCATCGGCACGCTCGCCGCCGTCGCGACGTGGGGCGTCACCGCCGGCGCCGACGGCAACTACAGTCAGGTGGAGTTATGGGGGTTGCTCGGTGTCATCGCCGCGGCCGTGGGCGTCTACGCCGTCACCAACGCTCCTGACGAGGGCGCGCACCCCGTCGACGGGCCTGACGAGCCGGTCGTGGACGGGCCGCTCCACCCGTGAGCGCCGCCAGCGCCAACGACCTGCGCCACGCCACTCACAACCTCTGGTACCGCCTCGACGACCGTCGATGGCGAGCCGACCTCGACAAGTCCACCACCGCCGATGTGGTCTGCCTACAGGAGGCGGAGGGCTGGGACGCCCAGACCACACTCAAGGCGTACTGCGCGGACCACGGGCTCGGACTGTTTCTGCCCTCCCATGACGGCAACCCCATCATCTGGAACCCGAAGACGATGCGGCCCAACGACTTCAAGGGGTCGGTGCGCAGCCACCTGTCGGCCAAGCAGATGGGCATCGACGCCGACTTCAACCCGGCCCGGAGTTTCGCCTGGCAGGGCTTCACCCACATCCCATCCGGCCAGCGGATGCTGTTCATCAACGTGCACCCGGTGGCCAAGGCGACCAAGCCGGAGGGCGCTCCCGACCACCATGACCCGGCCACGGTGAGCATCTGGAAGGACGCCGCGATCG